AGCAGCAGTCGTCGCCCAATGGGACAAGATAGTTGATTTGCCTACAGTTGAAGTCTTGCAGGAAAAAGAAGAAACCCACAAGCAAGTCCATGAAATCCAGAACCAGGACAGGGCGCACATTGAAGAAGTCGTCATGGAGGTACGAACACAGCAGACGATTGATGCCGTCAAGATCAGCAACATCGAAACAAACGTCTGGGCAGTATTGCAAGAAATCAAGAAACTTGATAAATGAAATGCTACATAGACCGCAACTATCGCACCGGGCTTGTCACGCTCGGCGAGTTGTTCAATGAAGAAAACGACTGGCTATTCCAGACGATTGAACTACCATCAAAGAACAATCAGAAAAGAATCTCCTGTGTTAATACAGGAATTTATATTGTAGAAATGGATTATTATTACAAGGGTGGTTATCCTTGTTATGAATTAAGAAACGTTCTAGATAGGACAGAAATTAAAATTCATATAGCTAATTTCCTTCACGATATTTTAGGCTGTATCGGGATAGGGATAAACAGAGATGAAAAAATCCCAATGGTAAGTGATAGCAGGAAAGCTTTTGATTTGTTTATGGAGTATATGCAAGGGATTGAACGATTTAAATTGGAGATAAGGGATGTGTGAATGTGGAAAATATTTGTGTTTTTAATGATAGCCACATCCTATTTTTTAATCGGGCTGACCCCGCTTAAAACCAAGCCGCTTCCGAACCAAGGGATTGCCGGTTGGGGGATGAAGCGCCAGATCAGCGATATGCTGGATGAGCAGGTCGTCTATGAGCGTATCTACGCCGACGAGTGTTTTGAAAAACAGGCCATCTGCGTATTTGAAGTGCAGAAACCGGAAAATTAAACTAAACTCACAACATTAACCTAACTGGAGAACTATTATGGGCTGGTTAAATGGCAAGAAAACATACTTATTGGTGCTTGGCGCAGTAGCCTATTATCTTGGTGGGGCTGTAATAGGCGAATGGTCTTACATGGAGGCAGCAAATCACATTTGGGTTTGGCTAACAGTCGGGGCAGGACGTTCGGCACTCGATAAAATAGCATAATCCACTGAATGACTTTAAAACTGCTGGCGTTCATCGTCTGCCTCATCATTGCAGTGGTCTGGGTAGCGATTAAACTGGGGCGCAAGCAACAGCTTGAAAAAATCAGGCGGGAACAAGATGAGGAAATCAAACACATTGTCGAACAGAGTGGGCAAGTTGATATTGACGTTACTCGTTATACCGATTCTGAGCTTGATGACGAGTTGTAGTCTCCCCGCTGTCACCCCTACCGCCTCAGTTATTGGGGCAACCGCCTCAGTTACCTCTGCATACCTTGACATCACTGATGAAGATGAAATCACCGTCTACACGAAAGAATGCCTCTGGTTTCGGCAGATCCCGAAATTAACGAAAGAAGAAAAAGCCGCGTTAAGGCGTAGCACCAAGGAAGCGATACTGGCTAATAAAATGAAACATGATAAGTTTTGTGTGGCAAAAGATGGTTGAATGGTATTGGGCGGCAGGGATAATATTGATAGTCGTTTTATGGAAGCCAGTAATATCGCACCTCTTGATTAAATTAACTCGATGGATTTTAAATCATGACTCATAAACTGAGAGATAAACCAAAAGGATACGATCATTCTAAAAATAAAAAAGATTACAGTTCAATAGAAAAACGCGACACTGAAGCAGCAGCAGTGGCTATCGACACTGTGACAGACCCTTTTACTACTCTGGGAGATGCAGCGGAAGCCTGTGGTTTGTCCAGAGATGTTATCCGATCATTAACCCGGCGACTACAGACCAAGTATCAACCTGTCGGTGAAAACATCAAAAGACTGAAGACCCCGCAACTACTCAAGATAATCGAAGAAAAAATCCATATGGCACTCGAGCATATGGATGAATATACCTTTGCCAATGCAGAACTGCGTGATCTGGCAGTGACTTTCGGCATCCTAGCTGAAAAACGGCAATTACTCATGGGCGAACCGACACAGATCCTGTCTGTTCAGGAACGCTCACATATGAATAATCTAATCCAGCCATTGATTGATGAAGCGCGTAGGCGTGGCATGACGATTGATGTAACGCCGATCAACGTGGCTGATGAGACAGGGGTGGATACGCGTGTTCTGCCACGATCAGGCGGAAGCGATAACGATGTCAGTAGAACCGCAAGAAAATTCAACAAGCTAAAACCTGCTGTAGACAGGAATATGGAATAATGCCTCAACTCGGTGATTTTCACTTTGATCTGACAACGCTAAAATCTCACAATTTAAGCAAGCTCTCAAATGAAAAATTCCGTTATGCACTAGAAAACCTGTTGACACTCCAGCAGGCAGACCGGAAAGAGAACCAGTTGCTGTATTACAAGCCTGCATCAGAGGACGCAAGGGAGATACATTTCTCCAGTGCGAAATGGGTAGGGATATCTGGGGGCAACGGGTCCAGCAAGACCGAAACCTGCCTCGCCCACTTCATCGCCTTGGCAACAGGGATCTTCCCGCAAGGGCTTGAAGAACCACTAAAAGAGCAATTCAGAGGGCCAATTAATTGCCGGATCGTGGTGGAATCTTTTACCACCGTGCTTGAAACGATCATCCTGCCGAAGCTGAAGTGGTGGGTCTGGACAGGCGTGGATAATCAGGGCGGAGATCGCGGTCACTGGGGTTGGGTGCCGAAGACCTCCCTGATTGATGGTTCATGGGAGCGATCCTATTCCCAGAAGCTGAAGGTTCTGACCGTTGTTTGCCGAAACCCCGATAATCCTGATGAACGTATTGGGGAATCACAGATCCAGTTTATGTCGAAGGACCAAGACCCAACAGATTATGCCTCTGGCGATTTTCACCTGATCCTGCACGATGAACCGCCGCTGTATGCCCAGTGGCGCGAGAACCAGGCACGAACCATGCGTGTCAATGGCAGGATATTCCTGTCATTCACATGGCCGGATGATCCCAGCATTCCGTGTGACTGGATACACGACGAAATCTACGAGAAATCGCAGGAACCGAATAAATCCGAATACCATGACTGGTTTGAACTGGACACGACCCACAACACGAATCTGGATCAGGATGCGATTGCGATCCAGGCACAGCAATGGGATGCAGCGACCCGCGCAGTCCGTCTGCAAGGCAAGTCCATGTCGTTCTCTTCCCGTATTCATCCCCTGTTCACCGATACCGATACCGTCTGGTGTATGCACTGCAAGAAGAACATTTACCCTGATAACGATTGTTGTCCTGAATGTTTTGGCAAGGATTACGTGACCTATAATCATGTTGCTGAATTTGACAGCGATATGATCATGCCCTGTGCGTTCCTGCTTGACCCCCACCCGAGGAAACCGCATATGTGGCTCTGGGTCACGGTGGATGCGAATGATGATCTGTATTGCTTTGCCGAGGGGCAACTGGAGTCCGAGCCGATGGAAGTCGCGGCAGAGGTGTCAAGGACAGAAGAGGATTTCGGTTTATACGTCGCATTGCGTCTGGTTGACCCGAACATGGGCAGAAGCCCTGCCAGCACCAAGCGCGACATTACCTGGCAGGATGAATTCGATCACGCCGGTTTACTCTGTGAACTTGCTGATGACAGTGGCGTGGGCAGAAGGCGCGTCAATGAATTCCTGAAACCCGATCCCTACACGGCAAGACCGCGACTATTGGTGCACCCACGCTGCCAGATGACGATCCACCAGATGAAGCGTTATCGTTGGGAAGACTACAAGACCTCGCTGGAAAAAGACATCAAACAGGTGCCGCGTGCCAAGGATGACGACTACCCGACGTTGTTGAAATACTTGGTAAATTACCAGCCGACGTTCCAGATGTTAAAAGCGGGGGCACCGATTCTGACACGCCCCGGCACACGAAAGGGTGCATATTGATGAAAAACAGTCTATCTTATGATAATCCTTCAAAGGAGATTTCTTATGAGCACGTATAAAACCCCGAAAGGGAATACCGTTGATATTAACTGGCGCAACCATAACAACACAGCACCGGGAGATATAGATTATCTCTTGGATCAGGTTGATGCCTTTGTTGATGCCACCCGCGCATCTCGGAACCAGATTGATAATATTGCTGTTGTCTACAATGTCACCAAGAACAGACCTAGGAAAGTCAAACCCGCCCCGAAAGAAGACCCGCCCGAGAAAAGTACGGTGACGAAACTGTTTGAAAAGGTGACGGGCAAAAAGACAGCCAGCAAGAAAAAAGTCAGTAAGAAGAAAAAATAATGCCTCATAATGTTTGGGAAGGTCACCCGTTTGTCAGGAAAAACGATCCTGATGAGAATTTTAATCGTTCAATCAATCTGACGCGGAGCAGGATGAGTCCCAAACTGAAACCGAAACCGGAGAAGAAAAAATAATGCCAATAGACGACGACTTCCAAGCACAGGAAGATGCTTTTACTTTACTACGGGCAAAGGAAATAGAAAAAGACAACTCGCGCATAATGGCTGCAAAGAATTTTGCTGAACAACAGAAAGACAAATTTGATCAAATGACAAAGGATTTACCATCACCAAAAACAAAACCCATGAACAACAGTGTTCGTGGTTCAAAGATGGAACGATAATGGCAATCGTCTACCTCTGTGATGGCTGTGAGACAGCCAAGGAAAAGTCTGAACTGACTGAAAAGGGGATCATGGGCAACGTCTACTGTGCTGAGTGTGTTGAGACTGTCAGTGCATTCCTGTCTGACCGCGACACCCTGCATGATGAAGTCCAGAAGAAGTGGGATAAGGGGATTGCCGCACTCTACAAGAAATATCACACCTCACTTGGATTTACAGGAAAGTTGCCTGATGAACTCGAATCTTGAACCTGGCTACTGTTGGCTCTCTGGTGAACAGTGTTTTGAAATCACCGAGACATTTGCCAATGACCATGAACTCGCAGGCCATGTCAGGCGTAACGGTGCAGCTTATCCCGAAGCCTACAAGGTGGAGTTGTTATTGATGGACGGCACGCATACGCATGTTACCATCCACGAATCCTGCATCCATGAAGTCAAAGACAGGCTGAATGAACTGTGGCACGCCCTGATAGAAAGAACGGCGTGGGAATGGCATAACCGCAATGCACTGGGTATTAAATATAAAACCGAGGAACAGGTCGAAAAAGTGAAACAATCCATGATCAGACAGAACGTGAATAACCCGCCTATCGGCATACTGGGTATGGGCAGGTGGGTTGATTTGGTAGACAACAGGGCGGTATAAATATGGCAACCCCCGATCCCATCAGACGCACACGACAACGTATCGAATCGCTGGATATCGACACGGAAAAGATATTTGCCCGTATCAAGCGGTTCTATGATGATGATCTGTCAGCACACAACGAAGACAGGGCAATCCGCCTGCAACGCTACGCCAAGTTCAGGATGTGGACTGAAGGCAAGGACTGGCCTTGGGAAGACTGTTCCGACTTACCCCTTTCCGACATCATGGAAAAATCCCTGCGTACACAGGACACACTACACAACGCGGTCATGTCGGCACGCCCCGTCATCACCTCCACTGCTACGTTGAAATCTGATACACCGAAACAGGAGATGGTCGATAACCTGATCGACTGGCAGTTATTCGAAGAACAACCCGGCGAACTAATGGTGGGGGAAGCCGGAGATGCGTTTGTCAATGATGGCGTACTCACCATCTTCATCCCGTGGGTCAAAGAATCAAGGGAAATCACCGATCTGCGCGTGTTTGAGCCAATACCGCAAGAAATGCTACCGGCTGATTTTTTCCAACAACTTATTATTAATAATCTGAGTCCTGTTGCTGCAAACATCGCCGGGGCTAATGGCTGGAACTGGGAGGTAACAGTACAGCGGGAAGATGAAGAGGTTAAGCTGGATGTCAAGTTTTACACCCAGAAAGACACGGGGAAGGTTGAAATGCTGACACGCCAGAAGGCGGTTATCTTCAACGGTCCGAAGCCGATTGTCATGGATTTCGATGATGTCCTGCACCCTGCAAGGGCAACCAACCTCAGAATACCGGGGCCGAGTAACCCTGGCGGGGCTGATCATGTCCTGTTGCGCGACTATCCCTCAGTCGATGAGATCAAACGGCTGGCAGATGGTAAATTTTATGACCTGATTTCAGATGATGACATAGAAGCACTTGAAAACTGGTCGCCGGATACCTCGTATGATTCCGAGGAAACCCAGAAAGACGATCTGGCTGGCGTGTCCGATGAACCGAAAAAGAACCTGAAAGCCCCCTCACATACGAAACTGACACGGCTCACGGTGTTTGACACCTTTGATATCAATAACGACGGAATTGATGAAGACGTTATCTGGTGGGTCTTGCTGGAACCGAAGATCGTATTAAAAGCAAAATACCTGACCGAGATGTACCCCGGCATCCCGCCCCGCCGTCCATTTGCCGAAGCCCCGTTCATCCCGATCCGTGGGCGCAGGACAGGGATCAGTCTGCCCGAGATGCTGGAAGGGTTGCATGACGCGAAGAAATCAATACTTGATCAGAGCATTGATTCAGGAACGCTATCTAACTCCCCGTTTTATTTCTACCGCGCTGCGGCAGGGACACGCCCAGAGATTATCAGGATGTTTCCTGGCGAGGGCTACCCGTTAGCTGATCCGAGTCGTGATGTGAACTTTCCGAATGTCGGTAATGCACAGGCACAGGGGTTTATGATCAACATGGTGACGATGGTTGAACAGATGGAAGAACGGGTTGCTGTCGTCGGTGACGCACAGTTCGGCAGGGTCCCGGCAGGGAAATCCTCTGCCATGAGGACGACAGGCAATATGCAGATGCTGATGGGACAGGGCGAGGCACGCCCCGAACGGATATTAAGACGGTTTTTCACTGCCTTTATCGAGATGTGGAAGGTAATACACCAGATGAACCAGCATTTTCTGCCGGAGAATAAAAAATTCAAACTATTTGGGGATACAGCAAAGGCAGACGATGCCTACCAGGAGATCACAAAACGAGATCAAATATCCGGTAATTTTAATTTTAAATTTTCTGCCAACGTATTCAATAGTTCCAAGACGGCATTGCAGCAATCACTGGGGATGATGATGCAGACCTATATCAGTGAATTCAATGTCCAGACTGGCATTATCAGTCCTGACGGTGCTTATCGGCTGCAACGGGACTTCGGCAAATCGTTTGGTATTGATGTGAATAAATACCTGACCGCCCCATCACCAGGCGCAAACGCCCCGATGATACTGGCTGAAGAGGCAATCGCCACGATGATGCGCTCTGAAGTCCCTGAAGGTCTGCCGCTTGAGGTCGGCGGGGCATTGGAGCATATGCAGAAATTAGTCCAGTTTGTCGAATCAGAACAGTTTGGCTTATTGACAGAAAACGGGGTACAGATATTTGGTGCTTATATCGAGAGAACAAAACAGCTACTGATACAGCAACAGCAACAGCAACAATTAAAAGGGGCGGCGGGGAATTTCCAGAACGCACAGAACCAAGGTCAAGGCGGCGGCAGACCCGGCGAAGCGCAACCCCCAGACACGGACAACCCGCAGGTTTCCAGCGGCGGGGAATTGATCGATGAGTCTCTGCCGACGGCAGGAGGGGGCGGCAATGCAGGTGGATAGAAGCGAATGGGAAGAATTGCAACGACAGGAACAAGCTAAAAACAAACGCAAAGGCAATGGCAGTGATCATCTCGCAGTATTCGAGATGTTGCACCAGGCATCCGTCAAGCAGGAGCAGTTGACTAACGATGATAACTGGAATTATTACCTGACGCTGATACAGGAATGGATCAATAAAACAAAACAGCACGCAGAGGACTTCAGGATCATGCTTGAATCCCCCGATTTTGTTAATGCCGACGAACGCAAGCGACTGGAGAACCATTTACTCCGATGCAATGAACGTATTGTTGTGCTTGAAGCAACCATTTCTCTGCCCAATGAAATTATAAAATCATATCAGGATGCACAACTCCATCTTGAAGAAATCGGAAAACAGAACATAGAGGACGAGGCAGAAACTTGACATTTTGATTAAAACTATTATTTTAATATATGATATTTGGTGTTTGTGGATTTCACCACCACGGTACTCCGCCTTTGGAGGGTAGTATGAGCGATGTAAAATATGTCTGACGCTGACCTGGATAACTCCGGTAAAGCGGGTCTGGATGATGACGATTCAGGCCAGCAGCCCATCCCTGCGAACAAAGTCAAAGAGATAGTAAGTAACCGTGTCAATGAATTGAATTCTAAGCACGCTGAAGATATTGCCAGAATGCAAGGTCAGATAGATGTCTTGACCAAGCAGCCGGTAAAGACACAGCAGCCCACGGACAAGATTTATACACGCGCAGAATTAAATGCTTTTGTTAATGACGGTAAGCTGACACAGGACGAGGCTGACCAAGTTATCGACAAGCAATTAACGAAGCAGGTTACGGCTGACGTAACTGCCAATATGAATGTGCAAGGAAAGGAAAATGCCTTGCAAACGATGATTGACCGTTACGTATCTCACGACCCAGATATTGCGACTCCGGGTACGGATGCCCGGAAGCGTATTGAGGCTGAAGTAAGAGCGCAGCTTGAATTGTCAGGTGACAGTCAGGCGACGCTTAAACATGAAGCCCTCGCGCTACGCGCTGTATACGGGGCTGTGGATAAGCTGAAACAGGTGAATTTAGAACCGGAAGATAGAGAGTCACATATGGATACATTATCTGGTGGAGATGGTGGTACTGGGCATCACAAACAATCTTCCCAGATAAAGCTTGATGACAGTGGTAATATCACTGGCCTGAATAGGGATGAAAAATCCTACTATCAGGATCAAATCAACAAGGGACTCTATTCTGGCTGGCCTGCCGTGGTTGAGGAATTGAAGTATGCCGACACTGCATTACGTCAACGCGCTGGGGCGCGTGCGTGATTGCGATTGTAAAGAGCAAACCAAGATCCCATCAACTCACACGGCATAAGGCACCGGGAAGACCTGTAGGACGAGTACATGGCGGCTGGGTCGCTGATCTCGTCGCTTTAGAAAAAGCCGTAATCCTTTGCGAACTGCACTGCTATCGGAAATTTGATGCGAAATCGGTTGGGTATGAAGAAAAACAACTGGTTCCAACTCATAATTTCGTAATTGGCGACTGTGATGGTTGTAAAACCATTTCAGTCAAATGCAGACTTTTCCTCAAAAGGAGATGAACAATGGAAGTAGCAGGCTTTTTACATGGCGGCGCTCCTGTCATCAAGAAGTATCAGATCGCTCAGACTGTTTCGACTGTCGGTATCCCGCTGTTAGCGAGTACCGGGGCTGAAGCCGGACTGGACGAACCGACCACGACTAATGCCGCAGACATGGCAGGACTGAATCTCGATACAGCCACCTATGTCACCGCGCAACAGACAGACGGCACAACCGCAGAACGCACCGTATCATGCGTAATCAATCCCGATGTGATCCTCAAGATATTACTCTCTGGAGCCACAACCTCAAACACCGCACTGACCACCTACGCTGTAACCACAGCCACAACCGATGGCTTGGATGTAGCGAGTACGAATTTCGGCACAGCAAGTATGGACAGTGGCACAGTATGGTTCTTTGACGGGGCAAATTCCGGTCAGAAACGGAAGATAACCACCTGGACAAATTCGACCACAGCAGATCCAACAGTCGCATTTGAAAATGATCATCAAGTCGGTGATTTGGCAATGGTTGCCCCGGTATGGCCGATGGAAATTGATTGTGCCACGATTACACTCTCAGCAACCTTTGAACAGATGGATGCCTCTGTCGCGGTCAGTACCGGCGCGGCTGAATTTATCTGTATTGAAACGGTCCTTGGTGACAAGGCAAGTGAGGGTACGACCAAATCCTACATCCTTGCCGTCCCATCCGACCATTTCCTCAACAAACTGTCATAGGAGAATTGATATGAGACAATTAAAGCAATTCATCAATTTCCTGATTAGCCAGTTTGTTTGCTATGCAGTACCGCATACATCTGGTCAATTCGGTGATTTACTTGATCCTCGTTTCCAGAGGATCTTCAACGAAAACTTGCCACAGCTAGACGACATGTTGCCCGAGCTTTATACGTTCCCGCCCGATAACGGCAGAAACGAAATGAAGTGGAGCAACGTCGGCGCGTATGGCGACTGGGCGGAATTTACAGGTTCGGTGACTTATGACTCTGCATCGCAGGGGTTTGATACCACCGCAACGCATGTCGAATTCGCTTCAGGCGTACAGGTCGAGCGCAAACTGTTCGATGATGATCAGTTCAACATCATGGATCAACGCCCCGCTGGACTGGCAACCGCCTATCAGCGTACCCGACAAAAACATGGCGCGAGGATGTTTGTCAATGCCTTCAGTGTAGATACGTTTTTCTACAACAACTCTGAAGCCGTGGCACTCTGTTCCAACAGCCATACCACGACATCAGGTGCCAGTACCGCAACCGGGTTTGACAACTTGGTTACGACTGCACTGACAGCAACGGCTGTCTCTGCTGCTCGGATTCAGTTCAGAACGTTCCGAGATGATCGGGCTAACCGCTGGGCGGATAACCCCGACGAACTCTGGATACCGCCTGATAAGTTTGAAGAGGCATTTGAGATCGTGCAGTCAATGGGCAAGGTCGATACCGCCAACAATAACCGTAACGTGCACCAAGGCGTTTTCACGGTGAAAGAATGGCAGTATATGTCCGATGTCAACGATTGGTTTATGACCGATTCAGCCCAACGCAAGCAGATGGTATTCTGGGTAGACCGTATTCCAGTTGAGTTCGCATTCGCGGAAGACCTTGATACCATAATTGCGAAGTGGCGGGGCTATGCACGCTACAGTAATGCTTACGTTAATTGGAGATGGGCGCTCGGAGCACAGGTAAGTTAATCAATGACCTGACGGATACCTGCATTATGTGCAGGTATCTTGTTGGTCAACGGAGGGCATGAAATGCCAAACCCGAATTTTAACGAAGATTTTAACAAGCGCCGCGGTAGTGGTAGTGGTCTTAAAAACGCCTCCAAGACTGGCAGCGCACCGATGCCTGAAAAGACAGCCGCATGGCCTGATGTCCCTGGTAAGACCCAGGGCAAGGATCGCAGTGGTGGCGTAACGAAGGCGAAAATACATCCAGCCTCTAAAGGGCTGTAAACACAAGCTGGTGGATGGATAGCCAATTCATTCATTGCTTCTTAATTAGAGAGGTGGCTTATTATGGCTGATTTCAACATGGGCGCAGAAGGCATGGTCGTAGACGGTGTGCTTCTTGGCGGCGGCGGTATTCCTACGCTTTTCGGTAACACAGCGGGGCAGGGTAGCGGTAAGCGGTTTTATGTTAATCCTACAAATGGCTTATCCAGCAATGATGGACTTTCGATGTCCAAGCCATTAGCCACGCCTGCACAGGCAGAGGCACTGATGACATCGAACAATCACGATCTGGTTATCCTGTCAGCATCATCTGGTCATTCAGCATCAGACGAATTAACCCTTACCAAAAATAGAACTCATTTCATGGGGCTGGATGCGGTTGGGCGTTATGTGGGGCAGCGTTCCCGATGGACGATGGGCGTGACCACAGGTTCTGCCATCGCTATCGTACAGAATACAGGGGTTGGTAATTCTTTTGTCAACATCAAGTTTGATAGTTCTGATACGCTTTCTACCAGCCTTTATGCCTTTGCAGATGGTGGTGAGTACACCAGGCTGTCTTATTGTGAGATTGTTAAGTCAACACTGCTGTCTGATACAGGCAGGGCATACATATTATGCAATGGTGATTCAGCGCATTATGATCATTGCTGGTTTGGGTCTTTAGTTTACCAAGTAACTGCGAAAAATACGTGTATGCTTCTGAACCGTGAAACAATCACCGGCAAGGTTGCGAGAGACGTAATAGTTGAGGACTGTATATTTGCACTCAATACCACATCCTCTGATGCTTCTATGATTCATGGTGACGGGGCTACTGATATTGAGCGGTTGCTCTACTTGAAGAATTGCGGTTTTATTAATGCACTTTTGAGTACGGCTGATCCTGATCAGGCTGTTGAGTTTGATTCAGCGCCAACACAGGGCGACACCATTGCTGATAATTGCTGGTCAAGTAAATGTACTGCATTTTCAACAACGACTGGCGTATGGTCAGGAACAGCAGTTAAATCTGCAACAGGGCCAGAAGTTATACAGAGTTCATAGTGTCCAGCCCCTATCAAGTTACATACCAATTCTATTTGGATGGGACTGAAGAGGTGTTGTTTCACGAAATGGACGGGGTTGAGTATGGGCTACGCGAGGACGATATTGTTTACTTTAATGGTGTTGGGTACAAGGTAGAAAGCGTAATTTTATATCTTTCTGATCAAACGCAGACCTCTGGGGGTAGAGACGTATGGTCTATGGTAGAAGAACTTTACAAGGTCTATCTGTCTTTATTGGAATAGGAAACCGATGACTGAAAAACTGATATCAGGCACTAACCTGCCGGACAAAATGACTGGTAGTGATTTGATCAAGCAGGAAAACTACGAGTTTGGTTTGGAAAAAAATCTGGTGGATGGTATGGACAGAGTTGACAGACGAGATTTACGAAATGAAATAAAATCGTTTGTGGCTAACAAAAATTACCGTATAGGCTATGATAATATAAATTGGAATAGCTAATTGGAGAATTAACATGACAGATATTCAGACAGCCGAGTGCAAACCCTTCCGTGAACAGACCGCGCCGTTATTGAAACCAAGGCAGGTCGAGGACATGAAAGAAGAACAGAAGGGGCTGGAAACCGCGCTTTCTTCTCCGGCACATATCTCGGGTCGCATACAAGATAAACCCGCCATGTTCAGGCAACTGAATAACATCAAGCAGACCCTGGAAAGAGATATGCCGCGTGAATACGCTACGCACGAACTCGATCTGGCAAAAAGCCGTGAAGCAGAACTGATCAGTCAGATCAGGCAGGGGATGCCGACACAGGAAGAGATGCGACGTAACCCGCCAGGAGCCGTTGACAAGCACCGAACATGGGAGGCACGCAACAAGGATGCGATCCTTGAATGGAAGAATATTCGTAAACGCCTGCACGCATCAGGCGCGATTGATGATAGCCTGCCGGATTCCACCGATCTGTCTAATATTGAAATGTATCGGCCCAGTGGCGGTTCGCAACAGATGAATATGGACAACGCGCAGATCACGGGCAAGGAATTTCATATGGATCATATCCCTTCCAGCGTCATATTCAGTGAAGGTGAAATAGCCACCCTGAAACTGCTTGACCCCGAACTGGCGAAGGCGTTATGCACCATGCCAGCCGAGGCGCGTAGCGCAATCAAGGCGATTATCAAGAGTTATGTTGATGCTGAACCGACAGCCAAGGCTGAACCAGCCGCTAAGACAGAGGCTGGTGGAGCAAGTGATGTTGCCCCTGAAGATAAACCCGATCCAGAGACAAGCAATCCTGTTGAACCAACAGACGAAGATATCCCCACTCTGGGGAACAGGGAGCTTGAATAATGACTGATGTCGTCAACACGATCACCACGTTTTCCAGTTCTGGGACAAGGCATAAACTCCAGATCACCAATGAGTCTGACGGAACAGGCGAAAGCGCGGTCAGTAAATTAGACATCTCCGGTCTTGTATTGGGCGATGGAACGACTGTACCATCCAGTGTTTCATTATTGTCAGTGCAGTATCAGGTAACTGGGTTTAATTATGTGACCTTGTATTGGGATCACACAACGGATGATGAAATGGTTGTGCTGTCCGGTAATGGATTTTTCGATTATGAAGGGGATGCCCTCGTAGACCCGAAATCTGCTGGTGATACAGGCGATGTGTTATTAACAACTGATGGGGCTATTGATGGGGCAAGTTACAATATAATCCTAGAATTCAGACTGGAGAAGTAACATGCCAATCCAAAGGCAGAATCTTAGAAGGAGTCGTGCCTTTAAGAAAGCATTTTCACCAATCGATCTCCCCGGTAAAGTTGCTTGGTATCAAAATGGGCAAGGCATCACCACAGGCTCAAGCGATGTCCTTGTCTCACAATGGGATGACGTTTGGAACGACAATCATCTCTTACAATCCACCGGAACCAAGAAGCCTGCTTTCTTAGAACACTCAGGCACTAATTATCTATGGTTGCCGGGAGTAGCGGGTAATTACGCTTCTACGCCTGATGCTGCCGCTTTAGATATACTAGGGGATTTTGATTTACGAGCGAAAGTTGCTCTTGATGATTGGACTCCCGCCACCAACGCTATGCTTGTAGCTAAGTGGGATGTGGATGTTGTTAATGAAAATAGTTATAGATTATTCGTCGGGGCTACCGGGAAATTAAGAATCCAACTCTCAGGCGATGGGACTAATATAGTCACAGTCGATTCTACGGTGGCGGTAGGGTTTACTAACGGAACAGTTCATTGGGTAAAGGTAACGGTTGATGTAGATAATGGGTCTGGGGGGAAAGATATAAAATTCTGGACTTCTGATGATAATGTTACATACACACAGTTAGGAACTACCGTTGTCGATGCTGGCACTACAGCTATATATGCAAGCAATGTTGATTTATATATTGGTGTTGAATCTCCAACATCTGTAAATAATATAACGATAGGCAAGCTCTACCAAGCCCAAGTCTACGATGGTATTGATGGAACATTAGTATTCGATGCTGACTTCACCGCAGAGGCAGAAGGCACAACCTCATTCACAGAATCAAGCGCACAAGGGGCAACTGTTACTGTCAATTCAACGGGTGGCTGGTTAGCACAGATAGTTGGCTCAACTTCAATCCTGTTCGATGGGGATGATAATTATCTTAAAGCGACAGCGTTTACTTTAAATCAACCGACTACGGTTTATTTCCTTGGTAGACAAGTAACTTGGTCTAATGCAGCTGTGTTTTATGGAGGGGATACCGCAGTAACCCCCCGTTCTTTTCAAATTAGTTCTACTCCGCGAGTTGCTGCACATAACGGTGGGACAAATACCAGTCATTTAACTACTTGGGCGGTAGATACATACGCGGTTTTTAGTGTAGTTTTTGATTCAACAACAGCAATCACGCTTCAATTAAATAATAATGCGTCAGTTATAGATACAACATCTCTCGGGTCTAATGCGTGGGGAGGTTTTACGTTAGGTTCTGAAGGTGGTGGTGGTTCTTCTTGGTCAAACATCCAAGTAAAAGAAGTGATTATATATAACGTAGCGCATAACGCAGTACAGAGACATAATGTAATACAATATTTATTGGCGAAAAACTAATGATTAAATATAAATTAAGGATTGAATAATGGGTACGGCAACGCAACTGACTGATTTTAGCTATCTTATATCTGAGATGTCATACAGATTGAGATGCTATTGGCCTGAAAATAATCCTATCTCTATTTATGGATTATGTGATCCAATAACTGAAGCATACAGGCAAAGACGGAGGATGAATTAATGGCAGCAACTAATCCGGCTCTACAGGTCACGACCTTTGCTGATTTATTCACCAGCCTCCAAAATAAAGTCAGGGTTCAAACTTCGGTTACTGCAACCGAAAATCAAGCTAAGGCGATGATAAATACTGCATTATACGACATGCACATCGGTAACGGTGAGAAATTCCCATGGGCAGAACGCAAAGGGGTCTTGCAGACCATGAAACCCTATTCAACCGGCACCGTGGCGATTACCAAGGGGTCTACCGCACTGGCAGGCACCAGCACCGCATGGGATACGGCACACGACTTCGGCGCAAACAACACACGCACGACAGGTAAGATGACAGTCAACGGCACTGTCAATGTCTATACCATTTCAGCCGTGACAGATGATACCAACATCGTATTGAACGAGCGTTACCAGGATACGACTGAGACATCGGGCAGTTATACTTATTATGAAGACGAATATGATCTGGCTTCTGATTTCCTGCGCCCGTTTGACCTCCAGTATTTTGATACCAATCAAGCTGTCAACTTAATCAATCGCAGGGAATTCAGACAACGCTATCCGCGTAACAAGACTCCGGGGAAGATTACCCATGCGACTATTGTTGACCGGGCTTTCGGCAGTGACACGACACCAGTACGCCGCGTGATATTCCGTAAACCCCCGGATGACTATTATCTGGTGCCCTATAATTACATCACAGCGAATCTTGCAGTAACCTCTGCCGGAGTAGAGCAGGCACAGATGACTAATGATGATGATGAACCCATCGTCCCGCTGCGTTATCGCCATGCTATTGTCCTCCATGCCCTCTATCATTGGTATCGTGACAAGAAGAACGACACGCGTTCCCAGGAAGCCAAGGGGGAATATACCGATATCATTATCCGTATGACCGCTGATTCAGAGATCGGCAGCGTCAGACCACAGATCACCCCACGCATGGGGGCTTATAAACGGACTGCACGCAGCCCTTATAGCCGCACTGGTCGCAGGCATACCCTCGGGTCAGCCTTTGATGAGCGCAGGGAATAATGTGAATGACGGAGAAATCACAGTGGATCAAGCATCTAATAGGGGGCGGCTGGAGCAGTGATTTCGGTCCCACAGCCGATGCAGTTCAGGTTAAGGAAGGTCAGGTATCCGTTCCGTTTCTGGTTAATGCAGAAAACCTTGTTTATTTATTGGATGGCGGCACACGTAAATCTCCCGGCACATCGAAACTGACCTCATCAGCATTGGGTTCAGGGGCTGACATCATGGGGATCTTTGATGCTTGGCTGAGTGGTACGAGTGGCACATCGGCACAGCATCGCATCGTCCATGTCGGGACTGTCATTATGAAAGATGATGGCGATGGTTCATTCACAAATCTGTTTACAGGGCTGGAGGCAGGCAAGATACCGTCTTATTCCATGCTCAACGATCTCATCATCATGTCAAGCGATTCGTCTGCTGATGTACCGAAGTCATGGGATGGGTCTACTGCACAGAACCTGGCAGGTTCCCCACCGAATTTTGCATTTTCCACGGAGCATAAGAACCGGCTCTGGGCAGCAGGCAATGTTGCCGTGCCTTCAAGACTCTATTACGCAACCTACCTGAATGCGGCTGACTGGACAGGTACAGGTTCGGGGCATATTGATATTAGCCCGGATGATGGTGACAGGATCACAGCACTCGTCTCACACAAGAATGACCTCTGGGTATTTAAAGGACCATACAAGGGGTCTATCACGCGCATTACAGGTTCTGCCCCCACCGGCCCCGACAGTTTCCTGCGTATCCCGTTTATCAAGGGAGTTGGGGCTGTCGGCCATAACAGTATTTTTCATTTCGGCGGGGGGCAACAGGGCGATGTCGGCTTTATCTGGTCTGATGGCACTATCCGTAGCCTGAATGCGACAGCCGCCTTTGGTGATTATAACGAGGCTGCATTATCTCGTCCGATACAGGGGTGGATACGAGAGCATATTAATTTCTCAAAACTCAAGTTTGCCTGGGCAGACAATTATGATGATGGCGGCTATGTCTTATTCACACTAGCAAAGGACAGTTCATCTTCAAACAACACGATCCTGATGATGGACTACAGGTTCAAAAATGTACGCTGGGCTGAGTGGCCTGCGTATACTGCCATCTCGTTGATGCGTGGCATTGACCCCGGCAGCAACAACAGGGCGATTATTTTCTCTGGCGGCACCGATGGGCATGTCAGAAAACTCATACAGGCAGACCGCAGCATTGATGGCATAACTTCAATCTCTTACAAGATGACCCTCCCGTTCCTGAATTATGGAACGAGCATTATGGAGAAGACCATCTCTATTGCTGCGCTCGCCATAGCCCCCAAGAATGACGGCGATATAATCTTTGGCTGGGTCAGGGACAATGGCACACAACAGACACAAAATATATCGCAAGGGGGAACTGATGTCCTCGGCACCGCCACCACGGATCAGTTCACTCTCGGCACATCAGTATTAGGTGGCGCATCATTGAATGATCGATTTGCCTCTCTGGAAGAAGGCGGGGAATTCAAAAGCATACAATACGAGGCAAAAAACGCAGTTAATTTTGAAGATGTCGAAATCCATTCGATAAGCACTGCTATTGAAGGTGGAAGCTGGAGCACAGAAAATGACTGATGAAGTCATACTCGATCCGACCCCCTCATTACAGCTTGGACAGTCACGACCCGCCAATACCACGGCGGTCAGCATCTACACGCTGCCGAGCAATACCAAGACGAAGGTAAATAGTATGTCTATTTGCAATACCAGTGGTAGTGCGGCGACATACAGGGTTTTCCATGATGTCAACGGGACAACGTATGATCAGACAACTGCGTTATTCTATGATATTTCGTTAGCCGCAGACCAATCAGTAGAGTGGGAACCTGCGAACTTGTGGCTGAATAATACCTCGGGGAATATAGCGGTGCGAACAGGCACAGGCAATGCTGTCACGTTCACGCTCTATGGCGAAGAACATCAACTCTCGGTGACGGTGAACTAATGCTTATCTTTACGCCAGATACACATGACAGCCAACAGACGCTTGATGGTGGGACACTCGGCCAAAATTACCATCTAACACTGGCACAGCATACTCCAGTTGCAGCAAGTGAATTAAGTATAGTTCGTACATTAGATACAAACTCTGTAAGCGGTACTGGAACAGCGGGGGCGGATAACACCGCGCAAGATTTAGTAACAATAGTCTGTGCAGCAAATACTTTAACACAAGTGGGAGACAGAATAAGAATAAGAGCCTTTTGGATGGGCGACACAGGAGGTAATGTTACTGGCACAATAAAATTAAATACAGTGACAGTTTCAGAAGCAACAGATGGGGGTGGGGCAACCTTTCAAGAACTACAGGCATATCTCCATTATGTAGACGATACTCATGCTAATATTATTGCTTATGCAAATGGAGTAGTAGATACATCTATATCGGCAGCAAATGCGGCAGGATTTGATTGGGATGCTGACCAAAACTTTATAATTTCACAAGATGCAATAGTAAATAATCATATTATTGTTTATTTCTTTGCAGCAGACGTATTCCCAAAATAATATGCAATCTACTATAATGGACTGAATGAATATGATAAATAAATTATTAACCTTATTAATGTGGCCTTGTCGGTTCTATGCCGTAAGTCCTTTTAAAACATTTTCGGCGGGAGAAATATTGACCGCAAGTGACCTCAATTCGTCATTTACTCAGATCACGGACAATGGCGAAGACCTCGGCTGGCCTGCAACGAAAACAAAAGACCTCGACGGCAACGAACTCATCATTGATGGCGATGGCGATACCTCGATTACGGCTGACACTGATGATGTTGTGGATTTCAGGGTTGGTGGCACAGATTCGCTAAAACTCGGCTGGCAGGCTGTTGCAGATACCGGGTTTCTCAACCTCGATCCTCTCGCCTTCACTGCCGATACTACAGAAAACACACACCGGGTTGCTATCTTGGCTGGCAACGCAATCACTATCCCAACTGGCACGACAGCATTAGCCACTTCTCTTTATGTGATTGAACCTAATATCACAGCCACAGGGACGGTCACATCTGCGGCCACGGTTTATATCAAAGATGCCCCAACCGAAGGCGGCACAAACAATTACGCATTATGGGTTGATGCTGGGGCGACACAATTAGATGGCGCGTTGGTTGTCGGTGGCAACTACACAAACACGACCCAACCCGCTTTTTCTGCCTACAACAGCGCAACAGATACAAACGTCACAGGTGACGGCACTGTGGCAACAGTAGACTTTGATACTGAAATATTTGATCAGGGGAGCGATTTTGCAGCAGACACTTTTACGGCTCCGGTAACAGGGAGATACTTATTGACCGGAACCGTATTTGTTAATGGGCTGGATGCAGCATCCGACGCTATTACTATACATCTTGTAACGTCCAACCAAGACGTACAGGTTTGCCGAAATGATAATGCAAATGATATGGATGATATATATTCATTTACTTTTGCGAGATTTTTAGACATGGATGCAGCAGACACGGCAACGGTAACTGCAACTGTGGCGGGAACAAACAAAACTTGCGGTATTGTTGGTGGGGCTTTGGCAACAGCGGCAACTTCCTTTTCAGGCTGTCTTTTATTTTAAGGTGATGTATGAATTTAACAGATGAAGAGTATGCAATCATCGGACACGTAGTTGTCGATCCCCGGTCATGGGTCGCGCACGCCTTGTCGATTGAGAAACTGGGCGAGGGGGCTGTCCAAGCCAAGATTGACAAATATCGTGGGGCTTATCTGGCAGAAAAAGACAAGCCTGGTTACAAAACCAGAGCACAATTACAGACTGAACAGAACGCAGCGGAAGAAACAGTCCGACTCGAAAATATAAAATCATCTAAAATACAACGGAAGGCAGAAGACGCTGCTTTGGAAAAGAAAATAGATGACGCTATAAAGAAGGCTTTACTCACACGATAATGTCAACGAAAATTGAAATAAGACCGGCACACGATAATGAATGCGGGATCATAAAGGGCTTGGTGACTAGCGAGGTTAATGAATATTTTGAAGATATGAACTGGGATGGGATAAGTAATTGGTGGCTGGTAGCAGAAAACGAAGGAGAGATACTGGCGTGTATTCAGATATTGATCGGGCAACCAATAGGGATGCTTGAATATTTATCTTTCAAGAAAGGAATTAATGATATGCAAAGGGCAAGGGTTACAAAATTATTACTGGACAGGGCGTTCGCGTGTTTCGCGGCAGCCGGGATCGGTGCTGTTGCTGCAAGCGTAAGGTTTGAACAAAAATTCTGGAAAAAGATACTTAAAAAGCACTGGAATTTCAGGGTTTATTCCTCCGGCAATATGTTGATAAAGAGGATCGCTTGAAATGAGCTTTCTAAAAGGCTTCTTTGGTGGTGGCTCTGAAACTACGGTGGCATCTGGGGCTGCTAAGGGGCTATCGGAAGAAGAAAAAACCTTAATCAATAAACAAATAGAACTCACTGATTTTGTGCTGTCTCAGCTTACAACACAGGGCGAATTTCAAGGGGGATTATTTGATTCGCTAAACCAGAAGATTATTAATACAACGCAATTCCAAGGGATCAGAGATCGACTTGAAAAGGCACAATTATTGCAGGCAGAGCGACTGCTGCCATTACAAGAAGAGATTGCAAAGATTGAACTGGAAGCAATCAAACGTGGCGGCAGGGTAGACCCCGAAACTGCGGCTTTTATAGATGAACTGTTTGGTAAACAACGTGAGATTGGCATCAGTGATATTGATGTTGATACCCAGCGCGTACTTGAACAGATCACACAGGAAATTTCCCCCGGCGCAGGACTGCGACCCACAGATACCCCGACATTGAACCGTCTGGAAGGCGTTGGCGAAGAGTCCATACGCCAGCGTGGGCAACTGACCAGAGGATTATCTGCGAAGGCGGCGCAAGCCAAACTGAATTTCCCATTGGCACAGGGGCAATTAACTTCAGCCAGAGGCCAGTTCCTCGCCAATCTATCCAGTAGTGCCGGACAGTTCCAGAGTAAACTGGAACAACAGGCATTTTTAAACCGTATTCTACTTATAAATCAGACTGGTGGCTTGGGGCTTGGCCTTGCTACTGGTGTTGGCGTTAATCCTGGGGCGCTTGGGGCAGACCTGCTAAATAGTAGAATTAACGCTGGCGACACGACTACTAGTACAAATGAAGATGCAAACATCGCTGATATTATTGCCGGAGCAGGCGCGGTAGCCGGATTATTCTCCCACAGCAGCCTGAAAGAAAACATCCATGAGATCAATACACAGAAGATACTGAAACAGATTATCAATCTGCCGATCTACACATGGCATTACACCGGCGACAAGATTAAACATATCGGTCCGATGGCAGAGGAATTTAAAAACGCCTTTGGTGTCGGTGATGGCTACACACTGAACCTGATCGATGTCATGGGCGTGATGCTCAGTGCGGTTAAGGGCATGGCGGAGGTAAATGATCATGGCTAACGTAGGACTCGGAGTTGCAACTGGTATACAGGATCTTATCAGTCAACAACAGTTGGGCGGTGCTGGCGGCACAGATGTCGATACGGCGAGGACACTGGTAGAACAACAGCCAGAACGTATCCCTACCGCAGAAGAAGAATTGCTTGAACCGGGCGGCATCTCAGGGCAGGGGAGAAGACGCGGCAGAGGAGGCAGAGGCGGGATACCCACGTTCAAGGACGACCCACTGGGGGCTATTGGGTTAATACTCACTACTTTCTCTGCTGGGTTTCGTGGGGATGATCTACCATCCATTGAACTTGAAAAACAAGCAAGAGAAGAAGAAATACTCAGGACTAAAAATCAGATAGAGCGAACAGATGCCTATACATCAACCCTTCTGAAAGGGGTAGATATTGTTAAATCTGAATTAGGCTCAGACCAAAAGGCTGCTGCTCTGGCTTCTATGGGGAAAAACCTTGAAGCCACGTTGCCGGGGATCACGATTGATTTAAACGAGTTACTAAACAACCCTGAAGCAGCAGCAGACACCGCAGCGTTGCGAGAAATATATCCTGGGTTCGCTCTCGCGGCAAAAGGGGATGATGAATTTTTTAAAACATTAGTAGAAAATACTGATAACCATGAGGCTTTCTGGAAATCGAATGACATTAAAAAAAGAGGGGAACTCGCCAAAAGAATCCCTGATATAATCCAGTTTGCACAAGACAATACTATCAGGATGGAAACGGTTGATGATATCTTTGCTGTCAATTCAAGACTACCTGAACCTCTTGACGCACTGGCATTGAAGGCGTTGCAACGCCAGCCAGAGATAGCTGGGGCGTTCGGGTTGAAGACACAGGAACAGTTAAAACAAGAACCAAAAGTGAAGAAAAGATCCAAGGTTGTAAGCGGTGATTCAATTTTAGGCAAAAAACTGGGCATCCCTGCCGGGGAGAACGCAAGGGTTGAATTTACTGAGAATGATGATGGGACATCTTCAGCATCAGTTGAAGGTCGCTTCGGTGCGGCGACTACAACGATACAGGTCGGCGCATCTGAAGTTGAAACTGAATTCCAGAAAGCAAGAGGTAAAGGGGCTGGAGAAAAAATGGTTGATTTTATCGACAGAGGTGATGCGGCTGTCACTGCGACACAGAACCTAGAACAGATGGCAGATTTACTCACCGAAATCGCTGCTGCGCCTGACACTGAAGGGGTAGTACAGACAGGTAGCTTGCAGCCATTGATAACCTCGTTACAAGGATTCGCTGCTGACCTAGGTATTGATATAGACAAGTCAGCTAATTCCATCGGGATTAAAAATGTGGGCGATCTTTCAAAGAAAGAAGATTTTAATCGTCTGTCTCGCCAGATTACCATTGATTTATTTGTTAATTTCAAAGGCAATCTTAATAAGGAAGAGGTACGAATCGCAGAGGATGCTGTCGCAAACATAGGTGTCAGTGAAGACGCCAATATCAGTGCCATTGCCGCAGGATTAGCCGCAGCGCAAATCGCAAGAGATGTGGGGATTGCTGCTGGCGACACAAAAACAACAGCCGAAGCTAATGCCGTTACCAAGCGAAGACTTAGCAACGATGCGGCAAAATTCAAGAAGCTGAAAAAACAATTTGAGGATCAGATCAGACGGAAAACGCCAGCAGAAGAATTGCCTGAAGGACTCCCCGAAGGGGCTAAACATACCGCCAATACCAAAGATGGTAAAAAAATATTTACTGCGCCTGATGGCGAACAATTTATTGTAGAATAATGGCTGTAATATTAAGAAAACCAACAGAGGAAGAACTGGAAGGTTCGATCCCAGTTGAAGTGGATGAAACCCCCAGTGTGCGTAGGGCAACGGACGATGAAATAAAAGGATCAACGCCTGTTATCTCTGCTGCCCGATCCGGTCCTACCGGCTTACCACTACCGGAACAACAGGAAACTCCCGGCATTGTAAAACGTGTTATCCAGCGTGCTATGGGTACGGATATTGAAGAAGACCCGCTTGAACTGGAAAGATTAGGCACGATTATCATGGGGGGATTGGCAGGGATGCAGGCTGGGTTAAGGGTGCCCCCGGTAAATCCGCTTATAAACCCGATCACCGGGGCAGCGGCAGGGGGTTTAACTGGAGTAGTGGCAGGTGCAGTAGCCCCCGAAGCAACACTGGAAGGACTGGAATTTCTGGGCATCTTGCCTGAAGGAGCAAGGGAAGAAACAGGACTGTCCGATGAAGAGTTAAGGCGTATTGCCTCTGGTGAAGCATTACTTGAAATTGCAACAGGCGGCACGGCAGGGGCAATAAGAATAACAGGCAGGACAACTGGCAGACTAGCCACAGGAATAGGCAAGGCTGAAGAAGACATTGCTGAAGCAGCAGCAGAACAAGGCGTTAAACTTGCCCCATTCCAACTCGGGAAAAGACAACTCGGGAAAGGGATAGTGAATGTACTTGGACGTTTCCCGATTATTGGCAGCAGGGCAAGGGATGTCGGCATTGCGTCTGAAGAAGCACTTAAAAAAATGAAAGATGAACTCCCGTCCCGACTCGTCCCGCTGATGTCAACAGCTAAATTAGGCACCAAGATATTTGACCAGTCCAGAACCCTCGTTAAAACAGTCGGGGCTAAATTTGAAGACAGGTATGGTGAATTATTCCTTGAGGCTAACAGGCTTAAAGTATCTTACAATCCTGAAAATACAAGACAGGTTGCCAACGAGATACTGCTTGAATTAAAAAAACGCAGACCAGCGAAAAAGAAAGTAGCAGAGGTTCCCACTGATTTTATTGGGAAAGAAACTGCGAAGGTAGAAACAAAAGAATCTATCGAGGCGGCAAAAGCAACTGAAGGCATGATTAATTTTATTGAAGAGAATGTTCTTAATCTAACCGACCAATCCCTTGCCCAGATGGATGAATTATTATTGAAAATCGATCAACAGGTAGGGACAGCAGAGAAAGGCACTAAAGCAGCTTTTGCAAGGCTGATGGCTCCATTAAAAGCGGGGGTCAAATCAGACATCTTAAAGAACGGAATTGGTGAGGGGGCACAAGAAATCGGTGAACGTCTGGCAACGATAGATGCTGATTATGCCGAGACAATGAATTTCTTATTTGAAACTGCGACAGGTAATAAATTTGGCAGTGTTCGTAAAACAGGGTTAAGAGGAACAGTCGCCCCCTCCAAGGAAGCGACACGGATGACAGTGGATAAACTTGCTAATATTGTTATTGATATAGACAGCCCACAAGCGATGGAAGAGTTATCCAGGCTTATTAGCCCCAAAACATTTCAGGAAATAGGCGGGAGAGTCCTTGCAAACATATTTGAGGACTCAATGAGAGAACTCGCTAACGGTGCGATTAAACTGGATGCAGATAAACTTGCTAAAAATTTAGGTAAGATCGGTGCGGATACTACAAGGGCAGATGCGCTTGGCTTCTTGTTTAAAAAAACCGGCATGGATGAAAAAGCTATTGACTCATTGGTTGAAGCAGCCATCAGTATTGCCGATACCCCTATACCGAACTGGAGTACCTTCATTGCCAGGCGTGCTGGTATCGGCGGGGCAAAGGGGGTCGTGCGTGGTATGGTGCCATTTCTGGCACTCGCTGGCAGTGGCGGGGCGGCTGGCGGCGGGGCTGGTGCTTTATTAGGCGGCCTTTTATTTCTTGGCGGCTCTAAATTACTTGTCGATGTTGTTTCAAATCCGGTTTCTGCCAGAGCTTTTGGTAAGGTTATATCTGAAGAGGCGAGTATGGTTGTTAAACGAGCCGCGTTTCTAAGAATTGCGCGTGCCGGTATTGCAAACCTGACAACCCTTGGAGAATTCAGTGCTGAAGTTGGAAAGCAATTAATTGAAGATGCAGAAGAAGTAGGTAATCAGCTTTTCCCAAGTGAAAAACAGACCAGCCGAGATCTCCCTGCCGACCTGCAACAAACCGTTTCAAATCTATGATCCCTCGCGCTCGGGAAGTGCAGGCTTCTGTTCCTTGAGCCATTCCCTTGCTATTGCTGAATGATTCTGCCCACAATCAGGGCAACCCATTCCATTATCTTCTGAGTCAGCCTTCTCAATTAAATCATCAATCTTCACATAACCACACGCTTCTAGTTCGTCTATTGCTGCTTGGGCTTTCTCCTTCATAAATTGCTTAAATTCTTTTGAAGCATCATCATAAGTTTGCGCCCCAATATCAGTGCTTACTCCCTGTATAGCCCTTGTGACTCGTTCAAGTGTGTCATTCATAAACCTTCTCCACGTTTTTCCATCTTGTCCATTTGCCCCACCAAGATAGCTTTCGATACTGTAAGACTTCATTATCTTCTGGCGGTAAATCTTTTCTAACTAATATGCGTAATTCAATCATTCACTCCCCTCCATTACTTTCAATGCAGCTTTACATATTGCCATAGGCGCGGTGTCTGCAAATGCTTGAGCGTGTCTATCTCCGCAATTTTTCTTAGCATCAAAACAACCAAACCATTCTGCTTTCCAACCAAAGAAACCACTGTCCGTTGTATCGCCACCTAGTAAGCAAAATCTCCAATCAGAGTGTAATTCGTTGATGCGCTCAACAACCAAGAAAGCATCAGCAATGTCGGTGTCGGGTTTGAAGTCGAACTCAGACATTCGCCTACCCCCACGATATTGAATGTACCCATCACCATCAATAGGCGGGTCATTCTCAACCCATTTTGAGTCAGAATGGTATTTAAGCCCTTGTTCTGTATAATCAACTAGCCTCCACCCCATAACCTCAACAGCGATTCGTTTATTTATGTCGCTCATGCTCTTGTGTTCCATGCTTTTATTTGTTTCTTCGTGTTTGCCCCTGTTGAATAATTTTCATTAATATTCGCTCCACACTTAGTACACACAGGAGCAAACCAACCATTAATCATAGGCCATAATTCTATTTTTTTACATTTACAAAACGGGCAAGGTTTAAGTTCTATGTCACTCATGGTTTATCCTCCTAATAAGTCCATCTGCTTTGTTTGTTCATTTATGCGTTCAAGTGAAGCATTGAAATAATCCTCGTCTATTTCTATTCCTATAAAGTCACATCCAAAGTAATGTGCTGCTATTGCGCTTGATCCTGATCCTAAATGAGTGTCTAGGATTTTTTGATTAGGTTCAGCATAGTTGGTTAATAGCCATTCATAGAGTTTTACGGGCTTTTCGCAAGGATGAATCCCAGACCTTTTCCCTCCCTCAACCATACACCCCATCCAAAGCTGTCTATACATGACTGTTTTTGTATGAAAAGAACTGTATGCTATCTCTGCTTCGCTAAACGGAACGCCATCAGCTTTCTTATCCCAAACTATATTGCCACCTTGAGCACCACTGAAATCAAAATAGTTAATCCCCCATATAATTTGATTTTTAGACTTGCTTTTTAATAGCTCATAGTATTCCTAGGAAGGAATATCCCAATGCTTACTCTCTTTATGTCTTCCAGTTATCCCTTTTGTTGACACGCCTTTAACGAAATTACCTTTACCAAAGGCAGGGAAGTAAGGCGGATCAACAATCGCTAAATCAAATTCATTGTCTTTACAGGACTTCATATATTCCATGCAATCGCCATGATATAAATTTAGCTTATGGATAGTTTCCTTTCTCATGGTTTATTCCTCTCAGGATATTGCATAATCTTTTTACCGTCCGCATCATAAACTGTGTTCCGAATTGGGGCTGTGCTATTGCCATCAAATTCAGTAACATATTTTCTGCCATCAGTAGTAAATGAAACCAAGCAATGATAAAAAGTATTTTCACTCATGGTTTATTCTTGTTCTGTATTTCCATTACTTCTTTCTCTGCCCACTCCATATCTTCCTTAGTAGGTTCTTGAGTCATTGTATATTTATATTTTCTTGGGTCATTCCCTTCCATACACCATTCAAAAAACAATTCTGGTAAAGAGTAAATATGTTCCAATTCATCCAACAAGGCATTAGCCTCTTTGAGTTGTTGTTTAAGGTTGCTGTAAGATTCTCTACATTCATCAGCTAATTCGTGTCTATCACTCATAAACCCTCTCCCAATTAATCACTGTTTATCTCCGTATCTATATTCCCGTGTATTGCCATAAGTATAAGTTATAATACAGTTTTCTTTCCTGTCTCGGTGCATTGACCTATGGCGAGCTATGCCTAGATAATGAAACTCTTTATTGCAAGTGTGGCACAAACAATTTTTCTCTTTTAGTGTGATCACTGTTTATCTCGTAATTGTTTAGCTAAATATGCCAGCACATCTTTAGTACGCTCATCACTTAACATCATCATTCTCCCGTTGTCGTGGGTCACGATACCCGCACCAACATCTTTGGTTAGGTAGTAATATTTTCGGTTGCGCCTTTGGTAATTTAATAGTGCAATCAGGGCAAGAGATGCCAAGTCGTGCTTTCTTCTTCTTCATGTGCGCTTTCATAGCGTTGAACGTATCGCCTACATCACCCATCATCCTTCTCCTTCAATATCTCTCTGGCAATAGGGGCAGTAGAAACTATCACTTATCATCATCAGTCTCCAATAACTCAGGGTTCTCATATATGTTTCCGATGACTTCATAGGTGCGCCACGTATCAACCATATCGGTGCATTTATCTTTATGCTCTCCATCTAAAAACTTATAAATAAAACCCACTCTACCGCTACTCCAAATTACTTCTCCATGAGTATTTTCATGTATTGGGTTGTCGCCAAATAAGACAATATCACCCTCATATATCTCTTTACCGTTCTTATCTTTGAGTCCTGTGTATTGCATTGGCGGTAACTCGTAATCATCCATGTAGTCACCATCCCACATAACCTTGGCTTTACCTTCGGTAGAGATTTCAACACCATATTCCATTGTATCGCCATCCCAAGCCCTGAATTTAATCTCTCCCATCATCAGTCTCCTTCAATGCTTCTCTTGCTCGTTTGCCCCTATCTTTTGCCGTCATTGGTTCAATCTTTATTTGTCCGATCCCTTGCGCCCAATCCCAACACTCTTTGTAATTATCCTTTCTAGCATAAACCTCTAGCGCATCCCTGAGTTTCTTGATTTCTTTTTCAAGGTTATATTCAATTTGCGTTTTAACAAGACCATATTTGTTCCACTGACTCATATCCCCTCCGTTGATGGAAATGGTTGGTAGTCCATCCAGTAAACTACTTCATCCCCGTGAAAGTGCCATTCATTATCAACTTCAACACCATACAAATCTGTCTCATGTAATAATTTAAAGCCACCATCTATTGTTTTTACTTTACGGACGACAAGCACTTCCCTGTTATCTTCCGGCAAATCGTGAAGAACACTTATCCACTTATGTTTATCCAGTTCAGCAAGTAACCGCTTATTCTCTGCTTCAAGTCGCTCAATCTTTTTAGTCCATTCGTTCATAATTTATTCTCCGCTATCAAGCCATCCTCCAGCCATAGCGATTGCATCCCTTCAAGTTCAGGCTTTGCTTTCAGCGTGGCGAATAATAATACCTGCGCGTTTTCCTCCGCCGATAAAATATCACACCAGTTAAGCATGTTATTGCGCTCGGGCAGGGACAGGATATCCACCCGATCCAGCATCAGGAAATTGTAGCCGCTGATAAAACCGATGGTCGCTGACAGCATTGCATCAACCCGCCATTTTTCAGACTCGGACAGCAAATGATACAGCCTGTTGTTATACGTGATGTCCATATCCTGTGTGACCTTGACTAGCCCCCAGCGGCTGTCATGCGCGTTGTTCTCGAGTTGTTGGTTGAACGGGTTAATGGCTGCGCTGACCAGTTCTGCTGGTAGACCATTCGGAGACAGTATTTCACTCAGGGCTTTCCAGACTTTAACTTCTTCATGGGCGGTGGCGGCTTTTTTATTTTTCTCTTCAACCCCCGTCAGCTTGCCCTGTATTTCATCCATGCGTTGCTGTTCATACTCCAGCTTGCCCAACTCTATAGTCGCATTTGAACTTTGGCTGTTGAGATCGGCTATTTCTCTTTCCGATAAAAAGGCGGCATTAAATTCATCAAGCGTTTTCAGCGTCGCCTGTGCTTCTACTGCCTTGCGTTTCTGTTTATCTGCCTTGGCAATCGTCTTATCCATCTCGGCAATAGATTTACGATATTCGTTGACCAGTGGTTCGAGTTCTGCGGCAGGTTCCGGGTCCCCCTCGGGGGGATTGTAGGGGATTAAAATGGAATGTTCTAATTCTGGGGCAAGCTGTAATTCCAACGCAGCCCCACACTCAGGGCATGGCAAAGGATCAAACTTATCCTCACATTTACACTCAGATAATTCCTTTTCAAGTGCCGCCAGTTCCTGCGTGACTGCCTGGTAATCCGAGTTGATGTTGCTGATTATTGCCTCTGCCGCCTCCAGTTGGCTTGCTGTTTCCTCCAGTTCGCGCAGGCTAATTTTATATTGCTGGCTGCTTTTGATATTGGCATCGTTGGCATCCAGCTTCGCCTGACAGTCACGGACAGTCTGCTGCCCGATCTCGATCTGTTCCTTGACCACGGCATAGCGATTACCGTCCAGTTCTTCCGGCAAAGCCATCTGCCAGCCCTCGGCTTTCTCAGATCCATAGGTTTCGCCGGTTATGGATTTCCATACCCCTCGCGCCTGCGAAGTACGTTCCTTGGCCTCGGTACAGGCTGCGGGGAAGCCTGATTTCAGCAGGGGTTTTAATTCGTCAATATCTGCCTCTCTGAAATTCTTTTCCAACAACATCGCCTTGATCTCATCGAATGACATGCTGACATCGAACAGCCCAAACATGAAGGCACGGCGTTCTTTCTGGTCCAGGCTGGCAAACAAGCCCATTTCCAGTACCGCCCGAAGCGCATAGGCCACGTTATCGGGATTCGGCAGGCCGTCACAGCGGCCACTGCGTTTTATTACCGCCGTTTCAGTAACAGTATTTGTAGTCAACGAGATAACCCCCTGTGCTGCCTCGCCATCCCTGACCAGTTCACCGTAGTTTTTCTTCAGATGCACCCTTGATGGTTCGCCCGTGAGGATCATCCTGATTGCGTTCTGGACAGAGGATTTACCCGAGGCATTCGGTCCACAGACGATACAGGTATTTTCTGTAAGCTGGGTATGGAATGACTCGATCCCGAGAAAATTGTCGATGTTGATTTCAGTGAGTTTCATAGGTATTCCTTCAGGTTAATTTTTTAAACCATTTTCTAGCCGTATTGTCGTTGTTTGGGATCTTGAATTCGCCACTTGACAAATCAAGATGTAAATCTCTCCTTAGTTGTCTCAATGAAACGTAGTTGACTTCAAACAGTAAGCCACGCCTGCGCCCCAGCTTCATATTAAGATTGTCATATTCCCCCAGTAAAACAGCATTTTTTAATTTATTGATTACATGTTTGGCGTGGTGGCTGACCGGATCATATAAAAATATTTTAGCCTTGATTAATGCCATTATTTCTCACTCTCCGCAATCATTGCATCGGCTATTGCGTAACATTCTCTTGCAACTTCTGCATAACCAAAATCATCAACTTCCTGTTTTAGATATGCGTCCATCATCCCATTCATAACTTCTATCGCTATATGGTTTCTAGCCGTTAAACCGTTCCATTGTTGTCGGCTTAAATATTCTCTGCTTGGTCTTATCGGATCATCTGCTTTCATAATCTACTCCATACCCCGATCTTGTGACGGGAACTTCTCGTTAAGTTTCTTCCGAGCCAGCATCTGCACAGCCGGGTTCAGGCTATTGATAATATCTTCACAGATATCGTGATCATCGTCTGTGGCTTTATCCAGTAACTCCACGAAACCATCGAAGGTCACGCCGGGTTCAGGCGGTGCTGGCACTTCTGGTTCTATCTGCGGTTCTGGCGCAAGTGGGTTCACATTAGAGTCAGCCGTATCAGTTGGCTTTGCCTGTCGCTTTGCCCTGAACGACCCATCTTGGTTCCAGACCGGATAACCTTCAACCGAGGTTGCGTGTTGATCAGGGTTCCAGTCTTCACCAACCTTGTTCTTTTTATGCCCGTAACCTGCATCAAACGGATCAGGGGCAGTTTCTTCAGGTTCAGAATCGTCAATCTCCCCTTCGATCGTATAATCATCGGTCAGGGCAGTTTCAAGATGCTGACCTTTCTGCATATCGACAAATTCATCCATTGCCACGGCTTGAGACAGTTCGATTGATTTGGGCATGTACTTGGAAAGCCTGCGAATAGCCGTTTTCTTGCCCATTTCAGCGTAATGATCCTTCCAAGGGCCGTAATCCCCCTTACTCTGGGTTTTACGCATCACGCCATTAATTTCGGCCTTTGTCAGCACTGTGAACTGCTGTCCACCGTCCTTCAGGTTCGCATAAGCGTAAAAATGGGTTATCTCCCCGTCTAAATTTCCGCAGGGAACGTGTTTTAACCGCTGATTTAGCCCATATTCAAATTCAAAGGTATCATTTACCCTCACAACCCCCGCATTGATGGATATGAGGTTCCCAGAGCGTCTCATCAATTCAATCAGTCCGGCATAGCCGAAGATGACCTGAACCTCTTTACGATTCTTTTTTTTGTTGTTAAACGGGATCATGTAGGCATGTCCCAATGGTGTGTTTGGTTCGAGTCCCATGATCGCACAAGCCACGACAGCCCCAATCAGGGAGGGCACATAGCACTCTTTCAGTGCTGGCGTGGTGGTATAGGCTGTGATCGCAGTGCGTAACATGCGATCTGGGTTCATGTGTTTCGGCAGTGCCTGGGCGATAAAATCCTTGTTCTGTTCCAGCAGATCCTTGACCTGATCCTTGCCTGTGAGTTGCTTGCCTTGTGCTTGTTCAAGTGTTTTAGTGGTCATTTAGTTATACTCCTTTTCTAAAAATTTAGTTACCTTTTGTATCGTTGCGCTATCATGCTTCTTGTCGCAATACATCATTTCTGGGTTTGAAGCTAAAGGCTTAACTATAATCATTCTATCTATTAACTTTCCATCCCTGTATTCGTCCATTAAAAAATCACCATCTTTATTAAAGTGACTCCATGACTGTAATCCCGGTATATCATTAGGAGACAAATACCATTGCTCAGAATCGAGCAAATAATCAAAAGTTTGTGGGCTGTAAGTAGCCCTCGCTAGTGGCAGATTCATTGCCAACGCAAGTGCACACATGCCTTTTAGGAATTCACGGCGTAACATTATCGTTCTCCAAAGGCCAGCCACATATCGGGCAACTGAAGCCTGTAAATTTCTTACCACAGACAGGGCAGAGGGATTCGATTACAGGCATGTGCTCAGTATTTTTAGCTCCAGCTATATCATGTACTATATATGCCGCTTTTTTTATTGGATCTATTTTGTGGTCAGTCATTTTGTAATCCACACTCTTCCAACCATTTTTTTGCAATTAAACATTTTTCAAATCCAGAAGAGTGTATTCTGCCAGTTGCTAATATAAGGTCTTCGTATGGAGGACACCAATCCTCATAAGGATTAAAACTCACATACAAACTTGTTAATTTTTTAGCGAGGCAATAATCTGCAAATAGACTCAACTCATTTTCCGTCAACCCATTTAAAGCAAGCATTTCTTCTACCTCATCTAACGTCAACCCAAAATGATCCGCCGAATCCTTTTTTGCTTGTAATTCAGGATCATCAATGCCAGCCTCAATCTCTTTAGCTGTAAGGCCAAGATAAGAATATGCTTTAGCTAATTTAGCGTGTAGGCAGTCAGTCATTTTGTTTCAACTTATTAAGTTCATCGCAGCAATCAATAATATATTTATCAAGTGCCAGATAATTATCTTTTTCAAACCATATCTCGATTTCTAGCCTATCAAGAGGGATAATTCTTACAGGCACACCAATACCGAAAACAGAAGGAGTTATTACCCATACATATCCCAAAAGATTAATAGCGCAATGGTTTTCTTTTGCTAAATCTTTAAATCGCGGCAGAAGCAACGACATGCAATCAATAGGGGCTGGTTCATATTTTTTACGTAGACCAAGCCTTATCAATAATTTATGAATGAGGCTATTCATGGTACGGACAAACCTCAAATCTTGGGCAGTAGCGTTTATCACAAAGCATAGAGCGACTGTTGGGAATAAAAATTCCTGATTTTAAAATACTCGCCGCCATCTCGATATAACCTGTAAAATTCTCGTTACCCAGTAACCGTTCCTTGGCATTATGGATCGTGCCTTCGCCGATGCGGGCGCTCTTGGTGGTCTGCATCCCGATAATACGTGCTGGCATATCCACCGTGTAATCCGAGGTCATATCCTCCAGCAGTTCATAGACTCCAATCTGTGCCGCGTGTCCCTTGGTCGTGGCAACACCGTCCGTATTGACTGCCATCTTCCCGAATTTCAGATCGACGATGCCATGGGATGTTTTTTGTTCTTCGCCTTCCACTTGCCACTCTGAAATAACGGTGCGGCTCCGATCCATCTTCCCGGTAAGTTCAATCGCAATCTCATATTTGGGCACTTCAATAATGACGGAATCAATCTGCTTCTCAACCTCGGAGAAGGTCATTGTCTGGGAGTAGTCTTTAAAATATTTGGCGTTCAGGTTCAGACCGATGGACTCCGCCTGCGTCTTGTTCAGATCGTCGTGTTTCCAGTCCACATCGTATTCGGGCTTGTCGAATATCTCGTAGAATACGGTATCGACATCACCTGATACCAGAGGGCTGCCGTCTTTCTTGGCCTGATCCATAATGGCTGTGCTGGCATGGAGTGAGGTGCCCAAGTGCATCCTGCCATTGGCTCCCTTGGTCATGCCGAGGATAAAGATGCCCTCCCACATATAGCTGCAATCCAGCAGGGTCGCAAAACTCGAGGCGCGTATGGATTCAGTTCTCACTCAAACACTCCGTTCAGCCATTCATCGACAGAAAGTTGCAATATTTCGCGGATAGAGGCGGGTGGGGCTTCGTATCCGTCTTGTCTTGCCTATATGTTTTCATATTCGCGGTCTATGAAAGAATTTAATTGCCCACTCAACCCTTGATCTTGCTGTTGCGCTTGTGCCTGCGTTCCTGATAAGCCTTGAGCGAAACCACTGGCAGTGCTACTGCCACCACCAATCAAGCCTCCAAAAATGCCACCAGGGATAGGCGCAGCCATCAAACCTTGCCGTTCAATTTAACATTGATGTCAGGGAGTCGCTTCAAGAGTTCGGCATACATCTCTTGTTTTGAATAAATTAAACATTATGTTTTCTCCTGTGGTTCTATAACCTCTGGTACGTCTTGCCATTCAGAATAATTAGGCCAAGGGTATTTTTTCTTTCTTTTAGCACGATACTGCAACACCTTACTGTAATCACAAAAACTAGGCCGAGCTTGCTTAACCAACCACCGTAATTCAATCATCTATCCATTTGCTCCAGCAGAATCTGCGCCCGACTGATACGACCTGTTTTAATCAATTCAATCGCGTCTTTCATTATGTCTCTGAGCAGTTTATTGTCTCGCTCAAGGCGTTTCACTTCTACTTCGAGGGCTTTTTTGAACATTACACATCCCCCGGCATGATAATCTTCACATCATTCAATTCTTTTATAATTGTGTTGTTAATCGCCACCATCAGATCATGGTTGGTTGCAATCGCGTTCATGTTGTTGAAGATCCCCTTGACGAATTCATCACCAGGCACCTTTCCCTGCCAACAGAGCCACACAGACATGACGGCAATAGCAACCTGTGCCTCTGTGGGACCACCGGCAAAATCCTTCATCTGGCGCATGGATTTAGCTGCGGCTTCGATATGCTTGTCCGTGACCTCGATCTGGACAGCCGATGTGCCGTGATCCTCACCGTTGGGTTTCTTCGGCTGCGGTTTTCTAGGCTTCTTGGTGTTGTGGGTTCGTTTGTTCATTTTAAAACAAGCACAAGAAGATGCAGAAACCAAATAAAAAAAGCTGCCACATACCAATATGCAGCCATATTGAAATGATAAATAAGAATACAGGCGATTAATAAAGTCATCACTCTTCCTCCAACAGTCTCAGTGCGGTACGGGCTTGGATTGTTCCTGTTTTGTCAGCAGCAAATTTTAATAATCTGTTTAAATAACATCTCACATTTTCTGGTATTCCTCCATGAACCGAGCCAATTATGATTCTCCCTCTTCCATCTAATTCCACTGTTCTGCCTAATTTATCAGCCAGAAAATAACTGATAGGATTTTTAAGCCCATCATCAACATCCCCCACGATCTCATGCGGCTTATGCCGCTTCAGCCAGTTACGGTATCGGACAGGCCACGGGGCTATCATTTATCATTCCTCATAATCATTTTATTTTAGTCTAAACATTATCAATGTCAACAAGAAAACTTGATAAATGTTCATTCATACATTACACTTGTGTAAATGCGGAGAAAATTATGCTGTTGAAAATATGGATACGCAATCAGGGCGAAAGCTGTGAAGAGGCTGATACCAACGCGGCAGACATCTTGGGAATGAAGCCCAGGACGGTGAAAGCAATCCGGCTGGGGCAAATGAATCCAAGCCCGAAAATAGCCAAGGAAATTTCAGACAAGATAAAATATGTTTCATTCAGGGATTGCTTCGATGTGTAAACCCGTGTAAATTATTCACAATAGATCTCCCTCTATATTTATAACCCCTCGCTCACACCGTTGTTCCTTTCCCCATTTCGAGCGAGGGGAGTTTTATTTATGTGTCAATTTCGCGTGCTCTACCTTTGCACTGTCGGCTGATTTAAACGGACCTTTCGGGTCTTTCTCCCTCGCCATCCATAACAGATATTTCGTTTCTCCCACTGTGCCTGATTTACTGATCGTGGAGCCGTCTGTATGCTGGATATACCAGTGTGTTTTACCGGCACGCCAGGTCATGCTCTTGTATTCCATGCGTCTGCTACAGCCTTTTTGCATTTCTGATCTTCTTCTTCGTTACTCCCACAGAAATGCCCGAAATCAACATTGCCTTCACACTCAAAATTCTTGCAATAAACACCATTAACGGCATGTAGTAAATCTGTTCCACCGCAAAAAGGACAGGGTTTAAGTTCACTCATCCCTCCCCCCTCCGTACCATTGCCTGTGCAAACAGGAATTTATTTTCAGAGTGTTCATCTGCATGGCGCTGGCCGATGCAGATCCCGCCGTGTAAATCCCAGCCTTGGTTACTGTGTAACAGGGCTTCAACATCTTTTGCCACGGTTTTTAAATTCGTGTGTGCTACCACGAAATATTCGATTATTTTCATGTGTAACCTCCTGTGTAAATCGTGTGTAAATGCCTTACCCTATCTTGTACCCCTGATTATTCATTATCATCCTGTGACAGCTAATACGCCACCCTCTGAGCGATATTTCAGCGCATACCAAGGACATGTAATCCCGCCGGTAAACCATGCAGATGCACCGGGCGTTATCCCTGTGAAGATACGCCACGGCAACCGGGAACGGCCACAGAACGATAATTTTAAATGTGTTGGTCATTCTCCTGTAGCTTTTTGGATTGCTTTTAATGCTGCGTCGATCAAGTCGTGAAGTTCTACGCCATCGCCTGCGCCGTACCTATCGACTAATTGAGCGACTTCTAACAACTCAGGCGCACTAGCGATTAACCTTGCATTAGCTACTGATTTATTAATCCCTTCTGGCGCACCTGTAACAAGTGCAACACAAGCAGATTGGTTACATGCAAATACATCGTTATCTTCGCCAACAGTCCAGGGCGCGGGTGTATGTGTAGTCATAAGAATTATTCTCCTGCATAGATCATTTCAGCAACTCTTTTATGTTTTGCTTTATCCATGATCTATACTCTTAAAACACCTTTAACCATTCGAGGCAGAAGCGCCAGGATACAGTCTGCTGGTTGGTTTATATTTTCAGTAGAATATACCTCTCTGAAAAATTGACATTTATGCTCAACACATTCTGTTTGGCAGCCGTTACTACTTAAAAGTGGGCATATTTTTATTGAATTATCCATGTTTGCGATCTCCAGTTGAAACGGACTTTATACGTACCGTAATTGAAAGTAGGTGTATCAGTATAAATACCGAATCTTTTAGTTAAATAGTTGTTTAGTTTATCGGAATGAACCATAAACCAGTCTGGATCAAGACCGCAGGGCGATTTATAGCAAGATTGAAGTAATTTATTGATGTACTTTGGCATAATTAACACCTCACAAGATAATACATAAAAAGTAAAAGACTGAATAATGATATATAAGCTAACATATCAGCCAGCCTGTTTAATGACTTGCTTTGCGCCCTTAATCATAGCTATACGCCTACGCTCTGATCTAGAATCATCCTCACAATAGGATAATGTGGCATGAGCAAGTTCAAGCAACTCAGGCGCGCTTGCGATTAGACATCCGTTAGCTTCCATTTCAGGTATGCTATCGCAACAAACGGCAACACATTCGCCCTCTGGTTCTCTGATTGCGATTTCTGATGTGTAGCTTTTGCCAATTATCCAAGGCCCCGGTGTGTGTTTAGTATTCATAATTATCTCCCGTTAATTTATACCCTATGTTCTAAAGGTACGTGATTTTTAATGTACGTTTTTGTTTGCGCCAGGTGTTCTTTGCGCTCAGTTTCCGCGTCGTCAATTACGGATTGCTTGTAGTCATCAATCGCTGATTCCATTTGTCCGATAGCATCTAGGACCATTTCAGAATTATCAAGATCACATGGATTATACCCATCCTCGCCGTAAAATCCGCAGCATGATCCCTCGCCTATCTCGTCGCCATCAAGATTAATTGCACGGGCATTGTACCAATAGACTTCGCCGGTCAGATAATTGTCATATGTTTCGACTTCGCCGGTCAGGTATTTTGCTACACGCTCGCGCAGTTTTTTCGATACCCGTTTTACACCGTATTCTTCCCTGATCTTTTCGTGCGAGACATAGATAATACCCACTTGGCCGGAATCCCACGGGCATGAAAATCCCCTCGTGTTCATAGTGATCCCAGAATGATCATAAAGATATAACGGTAAAGTTAGATAATGCTGATCAACATATGCCTGTAACTTTTCGACGATATTATCATCCATATTGTTATATCTTGCCCATTCATGCCAGCTATCAGGACCGTCTTTTTGTTTAAGGCAATCGCCACCAAGATCAAGCAATAAAGACTGATAGGTGTCATATTCATTATACGGTTCATCCCCCAGGTTATAGCCCGAATGAAAACATACCATTGTGCCCAAGTTATCCCATTCTCGCGGCGATTCTGCCAGATCATCCTGTTCAATATCGACCTCGATCCTGTACCCGTCCACTTCTTTTATAACTGTGTGTAATGTATCCATAATCTACCCCTCTACTGTGTAACTGTGTAAATTAAAATAAATTCTTAACGCCGCGTAATGATTTGAGCACTATCTTTACCATGATCCGATGCCCTGTACTCTCAGACAGATCATCCTGTACAGATTTGAAATGACGAATTGCGACCTTGATATCTTCCAGTGTTGCATCATCCAGGGAACTTAAAAACCTATCAGTTTCTACTATTAATGGTGTCATGTTTTTACCCTCATTTTGTTGAAAGTTTTAGTTTTCATATCGCTAAACCCAACTGCGACTTGAAATATCGCCGCACTGCATGGATCGCCGTGTCCTGAATCCGCCAAACATACGGGAGTTGATCCTTGCCATACCCCATAGCCTCGAGTGCATTAACAATCAGTGATCCGTGTATATAAACCTCGTCCAAATGGTCTTCCAGATGTGATTTATCCTGCGCCATATCGCCCATTGTCTCACCGTCATTGGATCTCATGCAGCAATACCAACAATCGCCGCCGCTAGGGACCGGGAAGCTGTCCAGATCTTTCATGGCCTTGCAATATTTAGCAATCTTTTTCAGCAGGGATTTTTCGCGTGCCAGTGCATCCGGCTGTTGTCTTAATGGCTCGCCAGGGATGATGGTGATCCCCTCATAAAATGGGGCGCTGTCATTATTGCCCGTGATATACCAGATCCCATGATCCTGTGTAATGTAATAACCGGAACCGGCCAACACGGTATTTAACCGATCCTTTGTCGTCGGCGTTTTCCAGCCGCCCGTTCTTAGCTGTAAATTCCCGTTGCTGTGTAATACGGCGATATCGGTCAAGTGTAGCCGCGTGACTACTGTACCGTGCGGTTCTGTGTAAACAATCGTGTTTTGATTGATCCGCTTGAATTCTGTGTAATTACAGCCGTTTAATATTTCGCTATTTTTTCTATATATACTCATGTCGATCTCCCGTGTTGCGTTTTTAAAACTCAACCCGATTATGCTGGCCGCTTATTCCGGCGGGCTTATTAGCATAACCGGGGATCTGTAATCGACTTTTTATATCTGATGACCTTTCGGAATTACTGATCAAATATATGCAGTGCCGATCCTGCTAGTTATCCACTCTCTTATACTTCGCGACCTTGACTTGAAATTGACCGCTTTCGATTACCGCATAGCCATAGCCCGATTCCAGCAATTCAACGAACTGATCAATAGTCAATGCTGCCTCACCAGGGGCCCCTAATCCGCACGCGTCAACAAAATAGGCACCATATGGACTATTATCACCCAGATATACGCCGTGTTGTTCTTCGAGCTGTACCGCCTGCCATCCATCCGGGCAGTAATCACCCAGGAACGGAAACGGGAACGGCGGGATACTTGCTAGATCTTCTTCCCATAAAATAAACGGTTCACGATTTTCTTGTGCCGCCTCTTGCGCCGCTTCCCGGCTCATATCATCAATCTGTTGTAATGACATCATAAGTTTTTACTCCCTTCATCAATGGCATAATTACCATTTCAAGCCGGGATTAACCGGCCTGAAATACCAACTAATCAGCCGCCAGGTAATCATTTAATTTATATGGATTATTCATATCTTTTAGATCTCCCAAGTTATAACATTGAAATTACATTATCTTTGATCTGAAAATTGACCGGATCTGTTGTCTCTTCGACACTGGTATCAGTTACCAACATCCAGCGAGACATTATATCTCTTGCTGCCTGATCCGCCTCTTCGCGTGTTTCAAATCGTTGTGCGTTATCACTAAATTTATTATCTACTTTTACTAATGGTTTAAAACTCATAATATGATCTCCCTCATGCTGTTTTAGCATGTTTATATATCGCCGGTTTAATAAATTCTGGCGTGTTATCTATCAGGACCAGATAACTATTCTGATTCAGATAATAATTCGCACGATATAAAATATCCTTGATATCTGTTATCGCAATTTCGCCGATAACGTCAAAAATCAGGCATTTTTCAGACTGTATGATCCCGGTATCATCCTGCCATTTTCCATTACCAGGGATCTCAGTTAGTCCGCCATAATTCGAGATCAGGCCGTCCCGTATGGTATCCAGGCCGCGACTGATACACTGTTGATTTATCGCCGCGTTATCCCGGTCGCGTTCAATCCCCGTGTATATTCTAGCAGTATTCATTCTAGATCCTCTAATCCCATGATCATGATCTCCGCCTCTGTTAATGACTGGAAACAATCACTAATATCTGTACGTCGATCCGTGGTTCCGTCGTCTAATACGTCCACCACTGAAACACCATAAATCGTTGATCCGGGTTCAAATCCCTCGCCGCTTGCCAGTTCATACGCTCGTTTTTTTCCCGCTTTCCCGGTCCTGATAATATGCGGTGTCATAAAATTATCAGATCCATGATATTCGAGATCCAAGATCTCGCGTGCTGTTAATGTGCTCATAATCTCACCCCTTATATATAAAACCGAGCCAAATTCACGGACCCGGGATCAGCTGATAACCGACCTGATTCTATGGCCTGATCAAACGCCAGATCCGTGGATCTGAAATTACCCAAGATATTCATAATGCACACCTGAACTGTTTAAACTCGTTGACTTCGACCAGGCCACGGCGCTCTAAACTGCCGATTATTCGCACGGTGTCATAGTCTGAACTGTAACCATGCCAGCCGCTACAACGTGCGATAAAAGACAGTGCTAGGCGCTGCAGTCGGCCTAATCGCTCATGTTTGATGATGGTTGGGTATATGATGTTTTTCATGCTGATCTCCCTTTAGTCTTTAATAAAACATAAGCAAGCTATTGCAGTCATAAAACTGACAATAATCCCGGTTATATATAATGAATGATTTACAAGGTATTCAGCACCTATCAAGCCGCCATACATTGAGCCAATAGCAGCGCTGATATACACAGCTATCCAGGTTAGGATGTAATATGTATTTTTCATGTCAATATCCAGGCAACGAATTCAACCGTGAAAAACACGCCGATTATGATTAATACTGTTAATGATGTGATCATATTCATTCCCTCATTATTTAATATTTCATGTTATTACATGCTAATCCCGTGCCAACATATAACTGTATGATTTATATGGTGTTAATAGATTAGACTCATTCTAATAGTGACGCTGTACGGCACTTATTCGGTAAGTTATTGATATATAAGGGACAATAATTGTCACAATGTGACGTTGAGCGGCAAGTTAGTGGGTGCTAACCTGGATGTTAGTAACTACTAACTAAATTAGAGAGGTTAGTGAATACTAACCTTACCAGGTAACACTGTTATTGATAGTAGGTACTAACTAACAAGGGTTTAACGTATCTATTGGTTATCCTTGATAGTGGTCACTAACTTTGAGGGTACCAGGGAGTATAAGTTAGTGCTTACTGACCCGTCAATGGACGCGATCGACAATTTAAACCCGTGGAACCCCGGAACACGGGCACTGGCTGGCTCATTTGGGCAGGTAATACGCTGATATAGCCTGGTTTGTGTCCATATCCAGGCGGATCTATACACACCGCTTATCCAGGTCACTGATTCATAAGGGATTATCAGACAATTTAACATAATAACTATTATACGCAGCGAGATACAGTGATAGTGAGTACTAACTGGGGGGGCTTCGGCACACCCACACGCCCCGGCTGGGGCATAGGAGTCCCGCCCCCTCATCTCTCAAACAAATATTCGATTCTCGCCTGAAAAACGCCTTTCTGAAAAATTTTCATCCTTAAATTCCAAAAATAAACGGGTTTCTCAGAAAAAATATGAAAACAAACGGGAAATCAACACCTTATAGAACCATTACACATCATTACAGTAATGGTTGTAATGAAAACTAATGATTTCGTAACGCCATCAGTATCAGTAGCATATACAACTACAAGAGCAGTACCAATATATAGATCTATAATTCCATATAGATCTTACTTAGATTTAAAGATATCACCTTCGTTTAGAGATACGAATTAAAATTCGTGTAATGAAAAGACTTGCAATGTAATTATTTTGCATTACAATTAGTAATTAGCGCTAGACCGTGCAGACCCGATAGGGCAGGGATTATGTAGAGCGAAAGTACCCAACCTCTATCTGCATGGTTGTTTTAATAGGGGTAATTAATGTATAACAAGATTTTCACGAAAATACTCGATTCGTCAATCTGGCTGGAAGACACCGATACACGGATTGTATGGATTACACTCTTGGCACAGATGGACGAAGACGGGTATGCTCATTTCTCTGCGATTGGGAATCTTGCGAATAGGGCACAGGTATCGAATGAGGCGGCAGAGAAAGCGGTCAAGGTATTACTCTCGCCTGATCCTGATTCGGGCGACCCCGAGAACGACGGCAGGCGTATCGAGCGTGTCCCTGGCGGATATATTGTCCTGAATGCCCCGAAATACAGAAAAGTCGTGAAACGGGAACTGGAAAAAGAACAGAACCGTGCCCGAGTTAAGACGTTCAGGGAAAAAAACAAGAAACCTCCCGTAGCAGCAGAAAAACCCGCACTCCCGCCCGGAAACGGCGAGGACAAGTCTGAAAAAACACCGAAGAAGACCACACCTGCGAAACAGCCCGATACCGCGATTACCGGCGATGTCTGGGCAGCGTATTCCGATGCGTATTTTAACCGTTATAACACCGAGCCGGTCAGGAACGCGAAGGTAAATTCCCAGTTGTCCCAGTTCATCCAGCGTATCGGTAAAGACGAGGCTCCCGGGGTTGCCGCGTTTTACGTTTTGAATAATAACGCGTTTTATGTCGCCCGTGGGCACGCCATAGGGCAGTTACTGGCTGATGCCGAGAAACTGCGTACCGAGTGGGCGACGCAGCGGCAGGTCACACAGACACAGGCTGGGCAAGGGGATAAGCGCTCTGCCACACAGCAGGTGTTCCAGAAGTTGATTGATAAGGCGGATTGATGAATAAAGACCTGATTAAAGCCGTGGCTGTGACCGCTGAACTGACTGGCACTGACCTGTCTGAGACTGCGGCTGATGTCATGTGCCAGGATCTGAGTGTTTACCCACTGGAGCAGGTACTGGGCGCGTTGACGCGTTGCCGCAAGGAACTGAGGTATAAACTCACCACCGCCGATGTCATATCCCGCCTCGAGGACGGTAGGCCGATGGTTGAACAGGCATGGGCGATGATCCCGCAAAACGAGGACGATTCGGTGGTCTGGACGACGGAAATGGCTGAAGCCTATGGTGCAGCCACCCCGCTACTGAAAAGCGGCGATGCGATTGCCGCACGCATGGCGTTCAAGCAGGTCTATGAACACGCCTGCCAGATCGCCCGCGATGAAGGGACCCCCGTGGTCTGGAACCCGTCGTTCGGGTTTGATAAGACTGGGCGCGAGGACGCGGTGATCGAAGCGGTAAAACTGGGTAGATTAACGTATGAACGCGCTGTCGGGCTGATCCCGTACAGTACACGGCTGCATGGCGATGAACCGCAGTTGGAGAGCCTGAATAAAATTAAACAGATCGTTGCCACGGCAGGGAAGCTGGGTTATGACTGAAACCTGCCACAGTTGCGAGAAAGAATTTGAGATTATGAACGAAGGTATCCTGTTTGCCCCTGTTGGCGAAACCGGCTGTAGCCCGTTCACGACACTGATCGCGCTCTGCGATGACTGTAAAGACGATGAGAAATACAGCGAGGTGATACCGTGACTAAAGAACTGTGGATTGACGCATACACTGAGAAATACGACGAATGTATTGAGGAAGGGATGACTGAAAAAGAAGCTGATAAAAAGTCGGTTGAATGGGCAGAGGGCGCATTTGAACGGGCGATGGACGCAGCGGATAACCTGCGGAAAGCGGCGAAAGAATAATGCCTTCAAAACCGACCCACACCGAAAGCGGCACGCTGTTGCTGGCGGCTCCCCCAGAGACATGCCCACTGGTAAAAATGATTAAGAAAAACCATAAATTAGTCCCTGCTGGGGTATGTGGGAAGGAAATATCAGTTCCCGCTAAATCCGGGTTTAAACCCGGCACCAAAGGGCAATGGAAGGCGAGGTGTGTGTGGGATGGGTATTTTTATTTTGATCTGGTGGGGTGATGAGAGTGTTGGTCGGTTGCGAAGAAAGTCAAGTTGTTACTAAGGCGTTTCGTAAGAACGGACATGAGGCGTATTCTTGTGATATTCAAGAGTGTTCAGGAGGTCATCCAGAGTGGCATATACAAGGAAGCGTATTAGAGCAATTAGACAAAGGGTGGGATTTATTTATTGCACACCCTCCTTGTACTCATATCTCTGTTTCGGGGGCAGCTTGGTTTGAAGAAAAGATAAAAGACGGTAGACAGCAAGAAGGGATAGACTTTTTTATGAAAATGATTAATGCCCCTATTGATAAGATAGCTGTTGAAAACCCTGTTTGTATTATGAGTAGTGTTTACAGGAGGGCAGATCAGATAATCCAACCATACTATTTCGGAGATGAATTTCAAAAAACTACTTGCCTATGGCTTAAAGGGTTAAAGCAATTAGTTCATGTCCCAGAAGGTGATATGTTTGATAAATGTACTCATGTCGGGAAAGGGGAAATGAAAGAAGGTATAGGGAAGGATGGTAAGAAGTGGCGAATGGCGGCATGGTATGACGATGCAAGATCGAAAGGAGGGGGAAAGGAAAGGTCAAAAACTTTCCTTGGGATAGCCCAAGCAATGGCGGATCAGTGGGGAGAGGATAGATTAAATGCAAACGCTTAAATTTATCATTCTAATCCCTTTGCTGGTGTTGGCTTTCTTGATAGCTATATTGATACAGATAGTATGTGGCTCTTAATCGTCATCATCTTCACCTGGCACGCCCCCCCACAGTTTTATTACGTCCACGATATTTTCAGCCGTGACATCTGCTACGAGATAGGCGAGCATACCGAGCGCATGTACCGATCCGATAAGTTCGTAACGCATACGTGGTCGGGGTGTTATAACACTTTAGGAGAGTGGGATGAATAACGATCTCATGTTTTCATCCGATAAAGACTCATGGGAAACGCCACAGGATTTTTTCGATGGGCTGAATGAAGAGTTTGATTTTTCGCTTGATGCGGCGGCAACGCAGTTAAATAGCAAATGCCCGATGTATTTAAACGATGCGTTCAAATACGACTGGTTCGGCAGAGTCTTCTGTAACCCGCCCTACGGGGCTATGACAGGGAAGTTTATCGAAAGAGGCTATAACGAATTTCATAACGGCCACGCTGAGTTAGTGGTTTTTCTTGTCGCTGCAAGACCGGACGTTAAATGGTTTCATAATTTTGTTTGGGACAGCGTAAACCATGAACTATTCCCACATGCTGAAATAAGATTTGTCAAAGGCCGTTTAAAGTTTGAAATCAACGGTGAACCCTGTAAAAACGCCGCCCCTTTCCCTTCAATGCTGGTGATATACCGATGAAACCCAGACCTATACTAATCCTCCCCGCTGAGAGAGAGGTATTGCACGCCTGCCTTGATGTCTGCCAGATACACCCGAAAATCGCATGGGCTTACCGTATGAACGTCGGTGGTTTTAGAAACGAGCATGGGCAGTTCGTCAAGTTCGGCTTCAAGGGCTGCTCGGACATCATCGGTCAGATCACTGACGGCAGGTTCTTTGCGTGGGAGGTCAAACGCCCCGGCAAGAAGCCGACAGCAGACCAACGTGCCTTTCTCGAAGTGGTGGCATGGACGGGCGGCGTGGCGGGATGGTGCGACGATGGGATGGTGCTGATGCAGTGCCTGGATTCACTGGGATCGGTTGACTCACCTAAATTGGGGATAATTGACGGCGTTATCCCTACCCAACATTGACTATATACAAATCAGTTTCCGTTGACTATGGTTATTAGAGGACTTCAGGAGATGATATTCATATGGCTGATGATACAGATACCCGCATTCTTAATCAGGTTGACAAAGACCGGCGTATCGCTTTCTTCAAATGGGAAAACAAGATGTTAAAATGGGCTATCAGCGCAGTCATAGTTAGTCTGGGGTCGGCAGCAGCAGTCGTCGCCCAATGGGACAAGATAGTTGATTTGCCTACAGTTGAAGTCTTGCAGGAAAAAGAAGAAACCCACAAGCAAGTCCATGAAATCCAGAACCAGGACAGGGCGCACCTTGAAGAAGTCGTCATGGAGGTACGAACACAGCAGACGATTGATGCCGTCAAGATCAGCAACATCGAAACAAACGTCTGGGCAGTATTGCAAGAAATCAAGAAACTTGATAAATGAAATGCTACATA